ATATACAACCTTTACCTGGTGGTGGTGATGCTACAGCATTCTCCGACACAACAGTACTTAAGTATTTTGCTAATAAACTTAGAATGGACTCTAAGATACCTGCTACCAGATTCGGAAGAGAAGAATCCGGATCTGAGGGTACAATTACATTTACTGCGGAGGGTCTAGACCAAGAGGAAATAAGATTTGCTAAATTTATAAACAGATTAAGATCAATATACCAGGAGATATTAATGAAGCCTCTTTGGGTTCAGTTCTGTTTAGATTTTCCACACCTTAAAAAAGATTATATTATTAAATCTGAATTTGGTCTCGATTATGTTAAGGAAAATATATTTAGAGAGGCTAAAGAGATGGAGGTAATGACTGCGAGAAAGGATCAGGTGATTAAAATATCTGCTCTTATGAATTCGGCAGGCAAAAAATACTTCAGTATGGATTTCTTAGTTGATAGATTCCTAGGCATGAAAGGACAGGATCTAGTAGCTAATAAGAAAGCAAAAGAAAAAGCTGCAGAAGAGAAGAAGAAAGCAGAAGAGGCTGCTGGAGCTACAGGAGAAGCAGGAGCTACAGGGGAAGAAGGCGGAGCAGCTGGTGGAGACATGGGAGAAATTTAATAGATAATGGCAGGATTTTTAGATAACTTAGGAAAAATTAACCCAAATATCTCCAGGATATTAAAGACCATTAGTGGTCTAGGGTCATTTGGTATGGAATACAAAGATATGGTCATAGAAGATTCCATGGCTATAGGTGTTTCAGAAGCTAACATGAGAGAAAGATTCGGATTTACTGAATCTGATGAAGATTTTATCTATAGCATAGCCGCTCAGGATACTTCCAATAGAAAGTACATAGCTTATTTTGATAAGGATTACCCGTTTAAAAGAGATTTTCTTAGAACATTTGCTTTAAACTCCGAGATAGAGTATATTTTAGATACTATATGCGACGAGGCAGTAGTTTATGACGAGAAGAATTTCTTTTGTCATCCAGCTCTAATGAGCATGGATCTAAAGGACGATGTTGTAAAGTCAATGAGATCCAATTTTAGAAAATTATATGTTCTACACAACTTTGCAAACGGTCTTACTGCTTGGCAATATTTTAGACAATTAATTGTCGAAGGATTTTTAGCTTTCGAGATAATATACTCGAACGACGGTAAAGAGATCGTTGGATTCAAAGAACTTGATGCGGTAAGTTTAACTCCCGCAGTAGAGAGAAAGCCAGACGGTACAAGAGAAACTATATGGTGGCAATATTACGGAGAAACAACCAGACAAAGAAAACTTTTAGATGCACAGGTTATTTATATCTCTTACGCTAAAGCTAATGTTGTTTCAAGGGTTTCTTATACAGAAAGATTAATAAGATCATACAACTTATTAAAGATAATGGAGCATTCGAGAATAATATGGAATGTCATGAATGCCCAATATAGAATAAAAATGACAGTTCCTATCGGAAGTAAAGCTCCACAAAAAGCCAAAGAGACTTTAGGAGAGCTAATGTCAGTATATAAGGAGGATATAAAATTAGATACCACATCAGGTGAGCTTTCTATAAACGGTAGACCCGATATACAATTTTATAAGAATTATCTTTTTCCTCAACAAGGAGGAGAATCAGTAAAGATAGAAACATTAAATGCTCAAGGTCCTAACCTTAATATAATGGATTCTGTTGTTTATTTCTATAATAAACTAAGACAGGATTCAAAGATACCTTACAATAGATTCTCATCTCGATTTGGTGTTGGATCTAATAACGTTTTTAAAACTGCTGCTGATGGAGCAGAAAGAGACGAAGTTAGATTTGCTAAGTTTATAACACGACTTAGATCTATATTCCAGGAAATAATAGTTAAGCCACTATGGATTCAGATGTGTCTAGAATTTCCCGAACTTAAAAATGACGCTGAATTTAGAAGCCAAATAGGAGTTAAATTCGAAAGTGATAATATGTTCGGTGAATCTAGAGAGATCGAACAGTTAATAAAGAAAATAGATTTCATAACAGCAATGGGAGAAATAAAAGAAACTGTAAAGGAGGAAGAGGTTCAATATTTCGATCAGGACTTTATGATAGAAAGATGGCTGGATTTAAATTATGAAGATATTCAGCTTAACAAATCCTATATTAGAAAAGCCGAGGAGGAAGGTAAATCCGGAGCAACAGGAGCAACAGGAGCAACAGGAGCAGAGGCCGGAGGAGCTGAAGCTGGAGCAGCAACAGGAGCTGAAGGCGAAGGAGCAACAGGAGCGGCAGTTTAGGAAGAAATTTCGAAAACTTATTATTTTTAGACGATATAACAATTAAATCCTTTTTGTTATTTAAAACGGATTTCTATATTAGCTAAAAATATTTTTCATGAAAAAAGAGCTGGGAATTCTCCTACAGATAGAAAATGCTACAGGAAACGGATCTCAAAAGATCAAACAAGATTTAATAAAAGATAATTATTCCAGAGAATTAGAATATCTTCTTAAAGTAGCACTAGATCCCTTTCTGACAACCAAGCTTCACAAACTACCAGTATTAGAAGAATCTCCCTATGAATTAGATACTGATCTTTTTGAAAGATTCCAGGATCTAACAAAAAGATTGTTTGATGCACCAGCAGCAAATGATAAGCTTAGAGAGGAAGCTTTTGAAATAGTTAATTGCTACGCTATATCTTTCGAAGAAAGAAAGATGCTTGGCAAGGTGTTAACAAAGAGACTAAATATAGGCATCGGAGCTAAGCTAATAAACAAAGCTTTTAACAAAGAGGTTATTCCAGACCCTAGTCTTATGTTAGCTCAGGACGACGAGGATGAGATTAAAAAATGGGAAACAATAGTCTGTGAAGAAAAGTACGATGGCGTTAGAGTTATTGCATACACGTCGGGTGAGGAGGTTAGATTTTATACCAGAGCATTCAACGAAATTCCTAATCATTACTTAGAGAAAATAGCGGAAGAGTGTATAATACTAATTAAAAACTCCGGGCTTAAAGGTGATTGGTTCTTCGATGGTGAGTTGACAGATCTAAATCGAAAAAGTGTATCTGGTAAAGTAACGCAGATGTTAAAGGGAAAACCTATGAATTCCATAGGTGATGATCTTATTTATAATGTATTTGATCTTGAAGATGGGGAAACTCTAAAGAATGGTAAAGGGGTAATCCCTTTTGATGTTAGAAGAAGTACCTTAGAGGGTGTTTTTATGACGTATAACACATCTTCTCTCACTCTAGCAGATTCTTTCTTAACTTCAGAAAAAGAAGACATCTACGCTTATTATAATAAGATAGTTGCTAGAGGTGGCGAGGGTGTTATTCTTAAAAACCCGGATCACGTTTACGAATGTAAAAGATCCAAAAATTGGATAAAACTAAAAGAAGTAAACGATTGCGATCTAATTATAACTGGGTGGTATCCAGGAGAAGGAAAAAGAGAAGGGTTAATTGGGGGCTTTTATTGCGAGGATTCAAGCGGTAAAGTAAAAGTAAAGGTTGGAGCGGGGTTTACTGATAACGATCTTAAAGAACTTAGCCAAAATCTAGATTCTCAGATAGGAAAAGTTTGTGCTATCCAATACAATGTTATTATAAACGACAAAAATGATAATTGGTCGTTGTTTTTACCAAGATTTATAGAGATAAGAAACGATAAAGATACAGCAGATGATATGAGTCAATTTTGTAATTAATTAGAATTTATGGAGAGAGAAAATACAAAGTTTGTAAAGTGGGAATGCAAGGAACACGGATTTACCGATTTCTATACGTACCGTAACGGAAAGAGATACAAGTGTGTCACTTGTGCAAGAAAACAGAGCAAAAAATGGAAGGGAGAAAACCCCGAGAGGGTGATCTATACATTAAATATATGGAACAAAAATAATCAAGAAGCACTAGAAGAATATCGAAAAAAAAATTTAGAGGAGTGTAGAAAAAAATCGAAAGAAAGGAGAGATAAGTTTTACGGAAGATTCGGATCCTTTATAGATGATGTTAAATCGAAAATTGGATTAAAAAAAATATCCAGGAACATCATGGTTATTAAAGATCCCGACGAAGAAAAAATATTTAATTTTCTGATAGATCTTAAGAGAGCGGAGCTCAGAATGTATCACACATATAGAATATCATCATATGTTAAATGGGAACATCTTAAAGCTTTAAATCTTAAATCTGCAACAGAGGAGCAGAAAAAAATAATAAGGGAAGAATATAAAACAAAAGCAAAAGAATTTGTTGACTTGGAGATCGATAAAATAATAAAAAATTATAAGCAAAATAAATGATAAAGGAATTACTAACAGAAAAATTAAGACCTAGAGAATTAAAACATATGATCCTTCCACAAAGGATCAAAGCATCTTTTAATGAGGGTCTTCAGCAGAACGTTTTATTATCGGGATCTCCAGGGTCTGGTAAAACTAGTATGGCAAAAATCCTAATCAAGGATCATCCTCATATTTTTATAAACGTGTCTGACGAAAGTTCTGTTGAAACTATAAGAACTAAAATACACGATTTCTGCTCAACGGTTTCTATTTTAGACGGAGAGAACAAAATAAAAATAGTGGTTCTCGATGAGTTTGATGGAGCTTCGGATCAATTCTATAAAGCATTAAGAGGAACAATAGAGAAATACGCAAAGACAACTAGATTTATAGCTACGTGTAATTATTTAAATAAGATTCCAGATGCAATTAGATCAAGATTCCAAGTATATGACTTCGACCCAGTAGATAAAGCAGAGGAGTTAGAGATAAAATCACAATGGAATGAAAGGGTAGGAAAGATCCTAGATCTTATGGGTATAAATTACGATAGTCAGGTTTTGGAAAGTTTTACTAAAAAATACTTCCCAGACATGAGATCTGTATTAAAT